AAGCAAGCCAACGCAACGATTGAAAAGGCTGCGACCCATGCGGAACGGCGTTGCAGTAAAGTCCACTCCCTCAATTTGTCCGCCAGGTGCTACCCGGCTTTGAAAAATTTCTACTGCTACAACCAATACCGCCGCTTCAACGCTTGAATTGCCAACGTAAGTAGAAGCACCAGATAACTTTGCTTTACCGGATGGAATTACGTTTGCTTCTTCAACGTCTGCGTTTGTAATATCGCAAGTAAATGTGTAAAGCCCTAAGCCATCTTCATTGACTGTGCGTGTGCCATTATAAGGTGAACCGCAACCTGTAATAACTACTGATTGACCCTCTGTAAATTCGTGAATACCAACTGTTTCAAAGTAAGCCACGTTATCTACTAGCTTTACTTTCTGAATTGGTGCTTCAAAAGACACAAGCATTGGCAAGATTGTGTTTTCAGAAGCATCGCAAATATCTTCTAAATATGCATCGTTATAAAGGGAAGACGATACGCCAAGTATGCTTCGTAGCTGTGATGCTGTAACAATGCTTGGCATATCGTCTCCTTTTTTATGTAACCTACTGCCTAGCCCCGAGAGCTAGGCTAGGCATGATTAAGCTGCGTTGAAAGTAAATGAGCCTGCTGCGGTCAATGTCGCAACTGCGCCATAACCATAGTAGCCAACTTCAACTTGTCCTGTTCCAACAATGTTGGTGCGGAGCTGTAATGGTCCTGCGCCTTCGTACCATACGAATGAATCGCGGTTTACGACACAGATTGAATCGTCTGCAACGCCTGACATATTTGGATCTACGAAAATTGGAAGACCCATTACTGAACCAGCAAATGTTCCTGGAGCTACTGAGCCCTGGATGTTGTTTGCTGCGCCTGCTGCAAGGTCGAACAATGGACGCTTGTTTGAATCATTGAGCTTGATTAAGTTAGCCCACTGATCTGGTGAAAGCACAATACCGGTTGCCTGGCGCTTTGTGTTTGAATAGATAGATGCTGCTGCGCGTGATACGAAGCCTGCAAATGTATCGCCATCCCATGGAAGTGTAACTGTTGTTGAATCTAATGTACCAGCCTTTAGAGCAGTTGTAACTGCTGAATCTGTAGCTGCTGCATATTGATCTGACATGAGACGTACAAGCTCCTCAAAGAATGCAGGCGATGTGCGGTCAAGGACCTCAACATCGAATTTTTGCATTCCTGCGAATTTCTTGACAGAAACAGATACGTATTCAACTTCCATCTGTGTATCTGAAAATGCGCCCTTTTCTGCTGCTTCTGCAACAGTTGGAGCGGTCTTGATGCGTGGGATTTCAAATGAAAGACCAGCAGCAGGCAATGTCGCATTACGAATTGCTGAAATAGCTGGGCGGATTGAAGTTGTTTTTGGGTTCCAAACTTCTGAAAGTTGTGGAGTTGGAACTAGGCCTGCTAGTTCTGTTGATGTGCCATCTGATGCTGCTGCAACGTATTGGCGAGATAGGTCATCACCTAGAGAAGCACGTACTGAATGCTCCAGGTAAGTCGCTGGTGAGTTAATTGGTGAACGCAACTTGGTGTGTGCAACCGGTGCGGATGCAATAATTGTTGGTTCAACCTTAGCAGCTTCTACCGCTACATCTTCGGTAGGAGCTGGAACGGTAGTGTCTGACACTTGTTCTCCTTTGGTTGTTTCCTCTGAAACTTCTGTTTCAGAATTCTCTTCTTCGCTCGCTGCGACCTTTTCAACGCGAGCTGAATTGATTGCTGGGTCGGTTACTAGTGAAACCTCTTGAATACGAGCAGCGGTAATGTTCATTACGCCATTTGTAATTTCATAATCTTCAATATAAGCACCAACTGAAAAGCCATCGCGTAGGCCCTCTGCGGCTTCTAGCAAACTATCATCACCAGCGATTGTGCCAGCAACCTTAAATGTTGCATCAATACCATCATCGTGTATTGAGTAAGTCAATAGCTTGCCGATTGGGCGAGTACGATCATGCTCTAATAAAAGTTTTGTGGTTTTGTTGAACTTCAATGAATCAGCAGCAAATACTGTTGGTCCAACTGAAGTATTACCCTTTTCGCCAAATGTAACAATGCGACCTGAAATGGTACGCGCTTCTGCATCGGCTGCGGTGAGATTAACTGAGAAGTTTAGCTTCATCGAATTAAGTCCTCTTCTTCTTGGATTTGTTCAACGCTCATCGCGCCAATTTGATTTAGTATCTGATAAACCTGCGCACGTTCTAATGCTGAACCGCGCAAGAAATCATCTAAGTCAAAACGAGTTTCGGTGTTTAGTGTGGCAAAATCCGGCATTGATAAACGCTGCTCAATAGGAGTTAGGATATTGCGAACGCTAAAATCAATTAAAGCCTTACGCTCTGAAACTGCGTTCGTGTAAGTCATTGAAGTGGTTTCAGATGATAAGAAGTAAGCTGGAATACCTGTTGCTCTTGCTAGTTCAAGAGAAACATATTGACGAGCTTCATTTAATTGTAATTTAGATGGGTCAATACCTAATACTTGCAAATCAATATCTGCATTTAAGAATGCGGTTGAATTTGTTTTGCGTGATTGGTTCCATGAAGATAAAAGTTTTGTAATTCGCTCTGCGGTTAAATTAGTTCCATTTGACTTTAACGCCATGGTTGGAACCGGTGATTGTGCAAAGTTTTCTGCTGCTCGTTCTAACGCAATAGCTGCGCGAATTGTGCGACCTGCGCGAGAGAGTAGTCCCTCATCCATTCCGTAAAATGTAATAATCGAACCAACGCCAGATGCAGGTGCAATTGCGCCATCTAATTGAAGTGCAATGATTTCTGTTGAATCCGCATTGTATCTTGGTGTAACTCTTGATGGTTCTACGCGAGTGTAATCAGCAATTCGACCATCTGAATAAATTGCATTTACGACTGCATAAGATACGCCATAGAATAATAAATCTTCTGCTTGCCAAACGCGGACATACGAGCCCGGTACGCGCTGATCTGGTTGATTAATAACTCGTAGTGGCTCAATATGCGCACCGGTTAGCTTATTGTATTGCTCTAATGGTAAAGAAGCAATGATGCCGCAAATAATGTTGCGTGCGCGAGCAATTGATGGCACTGACATTGCAGTATTACGATCAACTGTATAAAGCGGAGTTAAATAAAATGTGTCTGGATTATTAACCGGCACACTAGCAGCATCAACGATATTTGTTGGAGCTGGTGCGCGTAAAGTGAAATTATCTAGGAATCCCATTATCGCAAATTGTAGCCTATGTCAAGTTATTCTACAAATATGTCAATTTCGGACTGTGAGCGTGTCGCAGCAAACGTTTATAATCACGTTCCAGAAGCAATTATTCCACCATCAGTCGTTATAGTTCCTGATGCTCCATATTTAGAATTTGACACAATCGGCAAATTATCATTTCATTGCAAAGTAAACCTTACAATTTCTTGTATCGTTGCTTATAACTCTAACCCAGCATCGCTGGATAACTTAGAGCAATTAGTAATTTCTGTAGTCCAGGCTATTCCAGCAGGCTGGGATGTCTCAGTCGTGGAACGACCTGCGGTTACAGATATTGGAGCTAGCACAATGCTGGTTTCAGACATCCGCGTTAGTAAACACTACACGCAATCGTAAAGGAGACCTTAATTGGCTACAACAGTCATCACAGGCCGCGATATTACGCTAACCATCGCTAGCACAAACTACGATGCGCAGACAACTAGCGCGGTTTTATCAAACAGCCCAACCATTGATGTATATCAGACACTTGATGGTAAGGCTTACAAGCACACTGATGATCAGTGGACATTCACAGCAGAATTACTACAAGATTGGGGTGCATCTGGCTCATTGTTTGAAGCAATGTGGGCAGCTTGTGAATCAGCACCAAACACAACTCTTGCAGTATCGCTAACCGCTGCATCAGGTGCAGTATTTGCATTCAACGTATTACCAGTATTTCCATCTGCCGGTGGTGCAGCTCCAGGAGCACAAACCGACACTTGGACAATGACCGTAGTTGGAACACCAACCGAAACATTCAGCTAATAGTTAGGAAATCGAGAGCATGAAGTTACCAATCACAATTGAATATAACTCTGGCGAGCAGGCTACATTTGTAGCCGCTCCGCCTGAGTGGGCCAAATGGGAAATGAAATTCGGTAAAACTATTGCGCAAGCAAAGGATGGTATCGGTATTTCAGACCTACTTTTCTTGGCGTACAACGCAATGAAAAGAGAAGCTGCTGGTAAACCAGTAAAAGCATTTGAAGTTTGGATGGAAACCGTATCCGATGTAATTGTCGGTGATGATGACCCAAAAGCCATCCAAGCGGATCAGTAAATCGGATACTGGTTCAATTAGCAATTGCAACGGGAATTCCAATGCAATACTGGGAATCGGCAGAGGATGTATTAACAGCAATTGAGATATTAAAGGAGCAGGATGAACGAAACCGCAATGGCGTTTGATAATTCTGAACTCCGCAATGCAATTAAAGCTTTTAACGTCATGGGAGACAATGCCAAAGAAGAAGCAAAACGAGTATCTAACTCTTTGGCTACTTATACCGGAGACCGCATCCGTCAAGCAGGATATGGTCGAACCAAATCAGCAAGTGCCATTCAGCGTTTAGTTGATGGAGTTCGTATTTCTAAAACTTCCGTTATCGGTGAATTAAAATATGGTTTTGCTAGCCAAAAATTTTCAGGCGGAGCAGACACGAAGCAATTATGGCCGGGTTTGGAATTTGGATCTAAACGATTTAAGCAATTTCCAGCATATTCAGGTCGTACTGGCCGAGGTGGTACCGGTTACTTTATTTATCCAACTTTGCGCCAAATTCAGCCACACATCGTTTCAGAATGGCAAAAAGCTTTTGATAACATCATTGAAGATTGGGCTAAGTAATGGCTAAAGATACTCGTACGCTAACGCTCAAAATCCTTGCAGACGTTGATAAGTTAAATAAACAATTAACAGCTGGTGAGAAAGACGTTTCATCATTTAGCGCCAACATTGAGAAATTTGGCAAAGCCGCAGCAGCAGCATTTGCGGCAGCAGCAGCCGCAGCAGCGGCGTATGCGGGCAAATTAGCCATTGATGGTGTAAAGGCAGCAATTGAGGATGAAGCAGCCCAAAAACGCCTTGCACAGGCTTTAGAAGCCGCCACAGGGGCAACAAACGCTCAAATTAAAGCCACAGAAGATTACATTGGCAAAATGCAGTTGGCTACCGGTGTAAGCGATACGGACCTGCGCGCAGCAATGGGTCGTCTTGCTTTGTCAACAAATAACGTAACTAAAGCTCAAGAATTATTAAGCCTTGCTCTTGATATTTCTAAAGCTCGCGGTCTTCCACTTGAAACGGTTGCTAATGCTCTTGGTAAAGCTTTTGATGGTCAAACCACAGCATTAGCACGTCTTGGTTTAGGTTTGTCTTCTGCAGAACTTAAAGGCAAATCATTCAATGATATTCAAAATGAATTAAACAAAAATTTTGGCGGTGCGGCAGCAGCATCCGCTGAAACTTATCAGGGCCGTATTGATCGTCTAAAACAAGCATTTGCTGAATTTCAGGAAAATGTTGGATATAAGATTATTCCTATTTTGCAAGATTTTATTGAATTGATTGTAAATAAAATTATTCCGAATATAGGTAAATTTATTGATATATTTAGACCAATAGCTGATGCTATCGAACGTAATAAAGAATCGTTTGTTGCATTTGGTCAAATTATTGAAAAATATGTATTGCCAGTAATTGGAGTTGCTTTTGTTGGCGCTCTCAAAGTAGTTGCTTCTGTTGCCGCAGGCGTAATTGATATAATTGCCAAAGTTGCTTCTGGTATTACTACAGTGGTAAATGGTGCGATTACAGGCATAAATGCGTTGATTAAAGCTTACAATGCAATTCCTTTATTACCTAACATTCCTACAATTGGCAGTGTAAGCGCTCCAAATATTTCAGTACCATCAATTTCAACAAGCATTCCAAAAACTATAATTCCTACAATTACTCCGCCACCTACCATAACTGGTGGTGGAAGCACGGGTGGAACCAGCACGGCTTCTAATTCTGCTTCCAATGCTGGAACAGTTTTAGGCGGAGTTACATTTGGTAGTGTAGGAGCAAAACCATTCAGTCAGCCAATGACTATTGCAAGTCAAACTCCAAGCGTAACCGTAAATATTGGCGTTGCTGGAGATCCAGAAGGAACCGCAAGAACTATTGTGGATGTATTAAATAGGTCTTATGGCCGAGGCGCTTTAGGAGCTGAAAGCTTACTTCTATGACAGCTTGGACACCTGATTGGAAATTAACCCTAAATGGCAGTGGTGAATTTTCAAATGTAACATTGGCCAACATGACCATTACTTCTGGTCGTACAAATATTTATCAGCAACCAGTTGCTGGTTATGCCAATTTTGAAATTATTAATTTTGACGAAAATTATGTCAATTTACATCCAAATGATCAGGTAACAATTCAAGTTAAAGATTCTACCGGTGCTTATGTCAATGTCTTTGGCGGGTACATTACTGATATCGAACAAATAGTAACTAAAGGTGGAAGTATTACTATTACTCAATCTTACAGAGTAACGGCTCTTGGTGCTTTATCTAAATTACCAAAAGCCTTGACCGATGGTGTGTTGGCGAAAGATTTTGATGGAGACCAAATTTACGAAATTCTTTCAGGTCTGTTATTTGATGATTGGAACGGCGTTGCGCCTAGTCTTACATGGAATGATTACAATAATGGCACAACATGGGCAAATGCTGAAAATTCAGGTTTGGGCACTATTGACCAACCAGGTGATTACGAACTTCAAGCCAGATCATCATCAACTACCGATGCTTATTCTTTAGTCGCTTATTTGGCCACTTCTGGACTTGGTTACATTTTTGAAAATGCTTCTGGCCAAATTTGTTATGCAGATTCAACTCATAGAAGCCAATATTTATCAACCAATGGCTTTACTGATTTAAGCGCTAACGATGCTTTAGCAACAGGAATTCGAACTATCACTAGAATTGGCGATTTACGCAATAAGGTAACTATCACATACAAAAACAGCCAGCAGGCCACAGCAAGCGATGCAACTTCTATTGCGCTATATGGCGAACAGGGTTGGGTTTTGAATACCGCCTTGGAACTGGGTACCGATGCAACAAGCCAAGCAAACTTTTATCTTGGCATTCGTGGTTATCCACAAGCCATATTTGATTCTATTACCTTTGAATTGACCAACCCAGAATTAACCGACACTGACCGAGATGCTTTGCTTAATGTTTTTATGGGATTACCAATTAATTTAACTGACTTGCCTAATAATATGCAAAATGGTGCCTTTCAAGGCTTTGTCGAGGGTTGGACATTCCGTACCGGATATAACAAGCTTTCAGTAACTCTTAACGTTTCTCCATTGGCATTTAGCTTACAAGCTAGCCGATGGAATAGCGTAAGCGCTGCTGAGACTTGGAACACGCTTAACACAAGTTTAGAGTGGCTAGACGCTACAATAGTTTCCTAAAGGGGGATCATGGCAACAACAACTAACTTCGGCTGGGAAACGCCAGACGATACAGACCTAGTTAAAGATGGCGCTGCTGCCATGCGTACACTAGGCAACGCAATTGACACATCACTAGTGGATTTAAAAGGTGGCACTAGCGGTCAAGTATTAAGTAAGGCATCAAATACCGATATGGATTTTACTTGGGTCGCGCAAGATGATTCAAATGCCATACAAAACGCAATAGTAGATGCGAAAGGCGATTTAATTTCTGCAACCGCAGCTGATACGCCTGCTCGTTTAGCTGTGGGAACAAATGGTTATGTACTAACCGCCGATAGCGCAGAAGCTACCGGCTTAAAATGGGCTGCACCAGCTAGTGGGTCGTCTTGGACCAAGGTAGCCAATGGCTCACTTTCAGGATCAAGCGTAGTTGTTTCAAATTTATCTGCTGCAAATATTTTAGTAATTGTTAGTGGCTTTTCATCTTCATCTAACGCTTCAACGCAGGTCAGATTAAATGCTGATACTGGAAGCAATTATTATCAAGGCGCAAATGAATCTGCTACCTCTATTGGTATTTATGGCGAAGTGGCCGCTGGAAGTGTTGGTTATGGTCAATGTTTAATTACTTTAGCAAATACTGCTTCACCAATTAAACCTACTTTTACCAACATTTATGGTAATGGTTATAAATCAAGTTCTAGCATTTCAAGCGTAACAATTTATCCGTCTGCTGGCAGCTGGGATGCTGGCACCTACGAGATTTGGACAATGTAATGACTTTATTTAAAATTATTCACAATGCTGAAACAGGCGAAATTACCGAAGTTCCTTTAACTGCACAAGAAATTGCTCAAAAGGAAAAAGACGAAGCGGAATACGCAATTAAGCAAGAAGAATCTAATGCAAAAGCAACCGCTAAGGCTGATTTATTGGAAAAGCTAGGCATTACAGAAGATGAGGCAAAACTACTTCTATCATGAATCCATGGTTAAGTCATGCAGCAAAGGAAATGCGTGAGCGCATTAACCATCGCTATCCGGACCGAGATAAACGCTCCGATGGTTGGATAGGCGATGCTAAACACCGCGCCGAAAAGTCAGATCACAATCCAGATAAGACCGGATGTGTTCGGGCGATTGACATTGACCGCGATTTATCACGCCACAAATCTGAGGCCTATTATCTTGCAAATCAGATACGACAATGCGCCAAGAAAGATAAGCGAATTGCCTATATCATCTACAATGGAAAAATTGCTTCATCCATTATGGGATGGAAATGGCGCAAGTATCGAGGCATTAACCCACACAAAAGCCACATCCACATTTCTTTTACTGCTAAAGGCGATTTGGATAAAACTCCTTTTGAAATTCCGCTACTGAAAGGCGAACTATGAAAAACCCTTATGTACTAACTGTTGGCGCATTTCTAGCAGCTTGGGCTGGCTCAGAATTTGCTTTAGATTATCGCTCAATTCTGTGGGCAGTAGTAGCCGGCGTATTTGGATATGCCACACCAACGAAAAAGTGAGTGCGCAGGATATAGCGGCTGTTGCTGCTGTTGCTTCGATCGTTATTGGTTCGTTTATTGGCTTAGTGCAATGGCTGGTAAAGCACTATCTCGCGGAGCTAAAGCCAAACGGCGGAGGTAGCATGAATGACCGCTTATCGCGTGTCGAATCACAAATAGACCAGATTTATCAAATACTTCTGCAAAAATAAGTCATGGCTTTAGCAGATGGAAATTGTCGTACCAATGGCATTTACTATTTGATAGAAGCTACTGAGTGGATAGCGAGTGCAAAACATGGCGAAGAAACGACCAAGCCGCGTTAAGACTGTACGAACAGAGGATTTTACTCCTTTGGAAATACATGCTATCCAAATTCGAGAGTATTACCTTGCCCTACGCAAGGCAGGATTTGATGTAGAAGCTGCACAATATCTATGCGCTGCATCTGCTGGTTGGCCTGATTGGTTTACTCCAAATCTGCCAGAGCATGATCCGTATAATCCTGATTTCTCTCCTTACGAAGATGAGGATGATGACTAAAAAACGAATACTTGTAATTAGCGATTTACAGGTTCCATATCATCACGAAAAAGCAGTTAAGAATTTAAGCAAACTTGTAAAGCGCGAGAAGTTTGACCAAGTCCTATGTGTAGGCGATGAGCTAGATATGCAAAGCCAAAGCAAGTGGGCTAAAGGCACACCATTGGAATACGAGGGCCAATTAGATGCAGATAGAGAAACTTGCAGAGATATTCTTTGGGAACTTGGGGTCACCGATGTCACCCGTTCCAACCACACCGACCGGCTATACGCTACCTTGCTCAGAGGAGCGCCAAGCTTGCTCGGATTACCTGAGCTTAATTACCCTAAGTTCATGGGGTTCGATGAGCTTCGAATCAAGTTCCATTCCAAGCCATATGAATTTTTACCAGGATGGGTGCTAGTACATGGCGATGAGGGAAGCCTCAACCGCAACGCTGGTGGCACTGCGGCTGGCCTAGCCAATAAGTTTGGGGTCAGCGTGGTCTGTGGTCACACTCATAGACTTGGCCTACAAGGGGTTTCTACGGGCTTTAAAGGCCGTTTTAAGACAGTTTGGGGCTTTGAGGTAGGTAATCTCATGGATAGCAAGAAAGCGTCTTATTTAAAGGCTGGAGCCGCTAATTGGCAAATGGGCTTTGGCATTATTGAAGTCTATGATAAGAACGTAACCCCTATCCCGGTGCCTGTTAATGCCGATGGATCATTTACCGTTTATGGCAAGGTTTATAGATAACGGAATCGTTATAAGACACGCCGAATTTCAATTCGCTTAAATACTTGCAATTTGCAACCCTACTCATGTGGAAATTCCACAACGAGAGGAAACAATGGAAATTCATTCAGATTTAATTCTCTATTTAGCCAT